CGGCAGGTGCCTCACCTTGCTCGACCACGAGCCGGAAGCACTTAGCGTACCAATTGGTCTCGCACCATACGGTGTCGCTGAAGTAGCCATAATGATTTCCTAATTAAATTTGGGCATTTAGTGGCTTCCACCACCAAATGTCACACGAGTTTTACGTTCAGGCGCAAGAACAGGCATCCGAGGATCGTTCTCACGCATATAGTTGTTATCGACGGCTTGCATCTGGGATTCGGCATGACGCTTGTAATAATCGCGTCTTCTGTCAACCATTTCTTCTGGCGATTTGCAGAGCAAAAGCCCACCGACTTCAATATTACCCTTCGCACCCCACTCAGACTTATGATCACTCATAATCTGAAGCTCGGGGTGATCTTCGGCACGGACTGGCTCCCAACCCTCACGAAATTTCTTAGAAACATTCGTGTTATCAGGATTACCAATCATGGATGTTCTTACCCACCTAAAGACCCATCCTTCCTGGGGATTAGGATCAGGCAAAATAGATGCAGGCTCCCAAGACATGTCACGAGTCTCATTTTCACGAGTCTCAAGCTCTCTCGGCTCCCGTGGAGCGCGTTTTTTAGACATTGGCTGTCTCCTTCATAAGCTGTGCCGCATATTGTTGAGGCGTAAGTCCCAAGCGTTTCGCGAGTCTTACCTGGGTCTGTGTCAGCGTAACTCTGCTCGGTATCGGACCACCGCTTCTCACGGCTGGTGCGACTACCGGATTCGCCCTTTGGCGTGGTGCAGTTTCAACAATTATAGATTCACCTGAACTATTATTGTCTCTACTGAATTGCGCAGGAAAGACTTCTTTCATGCGTTGATCAATCAATTGATAGTATTCATCCGTATCTGGGTCAATACCTTCATCTCTAACAAGTCTCTCATGTACCCCATAAGCAAAACTTGTCATCTCTGTGTCTGTACCGAACCAGGAATTCTGTTCCTGCCACGCTATAGCCTTGGGATCAGGCTCCGCCTGCGCCTGAGGGACATGCTGCTGCTGCTCAGGAGCAACATTACCTTCGGCAAGCACTTCACGCTTCCAATTATCAATAATCTTCTGGGAAACAGCGGGTGCATATGCTTGAGCGAGCTGCGCATTCGTTAAATCCTTCTGTGCGCTCGCAATTGCCGTCGAGTCGCCCGATTCATGCGCTTGTTTGAAGTTTTCTTCAGCAATAGAGAGAGAAGCTTGTGCCCTGTGCTTACTTTGCTCTGTCAAAGCACTCTGGGAGTCCTGAACGAGCTTTATAAGCCGCTGATTTTCGACTTGAAGGTTCTGTGTGTAGTTAACAGCCTCATTTGCAAGCCTATCGGAGGCCTCTTTGGCTCTCCGCTCCTCATGGAACTCTCTTCTCAGCTTTTTGATGCGTTTTTGGACCTTTGTACCGTAATCTTCAAGCTCCGACTCCGATCCATCAGAAGTTGGATAGGCCTGGTCCTCCTCCGGCCTGTCATCCACGACTTCAATGTCTATTTCACCCGTATCGGCACTGGTTTTCGTCTCAGGAGGCTCAATCGTGGTTCTTACGCCTAAAAACTTGTCTTCTTCGCTCATTCTTCCGGTTTCTTCACTCATTTTAGGCCCTTTCCACGCCTCTGGGATCTTCTACGACCGCCTCTACAGTGTCATCGTTGATTAAACGGAACTCTTTGCCATGAATTTTGATTCTTGTACCACTAAATGCCCGGAAAACGACAAAATCACCCACCTGACAGTACGGTCCATTGGGAAATCGGTTAAAATCAGAGTAGGAATCAGGCCCCATAGATGCTACCCAGCCCACAACAGTGGCAATTGACTCTTCATGCTGGGATTGAGCCGACTTTATGATGCCACCTTCGGTAGCTTCTTCGACTTCTGGGAGTGCAATCAGCAGTTTATAGCCTTTTGGCTCTGGTAATTGCGTTGCGAAACGGGGAGATTCGCTATCTGTAGGTTCATCGGATACAACTAACTGTTCTTTTACTTCCTGCGCGAGTGTAGTCATCAGACCCCTCGTTAAATTTGCACTCTAGTTGAGCGTACCACCTTCTTCTTCGTTCTCCAAATCTCCGGCAACTGCAAAAAGCTCACCATCTTCGCTTATTTCAAAATAAAATGGTTGATAATCATCCTCAACCCACTCATCAGACTTCTTCGGGCTGATAATTCCAAAGTATTTAGCTAAACGAGCCGCAATATTCCACTTCATTTCTTTTTTCTAGCCGCCCTCGCCCTGCCCCTCTTCGCCTTCTTGGCCATTCCTTCCTTGCCGTACTTCTTTTTACCTATTGTATAAGCAAGTCCGCCAGGATTTTTAACGCCCTGTCTCTTGAGCTTCCCTTTCAACTTATTAAATTTGGACTGCGCCATAATCAAGGCTCTCTGAGTCTGTCTTCTATATCAATAACTTCTCTTTCCGCCCAAGCCAAGCCCTCTATGATACCGCACACCTTTCGGTACTCCTCCATATCCTTGGCGGAGCCAAGCGCAAGATGATCGGCAAGTTCATTCATCTGCTTACGAAATTTTTTTCTGAGCAAAGACAATACATCATCACTCACCCTTTGATCTCCTATCCAGGTTCTTCTGTTCTATATCGAGAGCAGTCTTGAATCCTTCCGTTTCTTCCTTAGCGTCCTTTCTATCTTCTTCCAGTTGAGTCTTGTATCCCTCAACCTCCTGCATTTCCTCGAACTGTTCAGCATCCAGAAGCATTTTCTGTTCCTGCAATGAAAGCTTCTGACGCTCAAGCATGACTTCGGACTGATCCTGCTGTACCGAGGCTGCCAACTTCTGTTGTTCGAGATCTTGTTTCGCCGCATCGGTCTGCTGTTTTCCTTGGGCCTCCATCTCGCGTATAGCAATTTCGCGCTCACGCTGCTGGATAATAGGATCTTGCTGCATCTCCGCATCCTTCTGGGCCTGAGCCTGCTGCTGTTTCTTGCCTGTCATTTGATCTGCGGCATCGGCAATCAAGCTACTCAGTCTTCTTTCAACACCATCAGGTAGCGGCTCGTCCGTTGCTGGAAGCGGCATCCCAAGTTCAACCTCTATCTGTCTACGGAATACGAATCCAAGGTGTTCCCGTATATGGGCATCAAGCGCACCCATAACCGCGCCACCAGCAGGACTATTCTGAACCTCCTGGGACAACTGCGGATCGCTTTTCATTACCATATGAACACGCATATGAGCTTCGTGATCCTGATATTCATACGCCTTGACAGGTGCCATCGTAAGTATGTCCTGATTCTCCCTGACGGGATCTTTCGGCGGCACCTCGTCCTGATCAGGAACAACCTCGTCTGAGTTCGGAATCCCTATAAGGGCCATCATCTGTCTGTGCAGAAGAGGTAGGTCATACAGATCTGGCGACTGCTGTGCTAATTGTAGTGCCGCCTGGTACTGCATGATCCGTTGTGCCATAGTGGACGCATTGGGGTCCGAAACAGGCACAACATCAATACGAGCATCAAAGTCTTCAACCTTAATCTCCTGTCCACCTTCTGTTTCGTATGGATATGCGGGATCTGTATAGTCCCTGATAATCTCCGCCAGTATCTTATACTCCTGCTTGAGGCTCGCATGAATCCGCGCCTGAATAGCAGACTGCACCTTCATTGCACGCTCCATGATCGCAAGAGTGGTCCCAACGGGAGCATCTTGATTCATGTCCGCTACCTTGAGATCGGCCATCGACGCAAAACGTCGGCCTTCCTCCACGATGTTACCAAGCAACTGATAAAGGACCGAAGAAGGTTCCTTATAAGGAAGGAAGGTAATATTGTCACGGATCGCCCCTCCCGGCACATCAACGTCTCTGAATTCTCCCGGCATAATTGGCGTATCATCGCCCTTGATTCTGAGTCCACGGGTCTTCAGGCCTCCGGGCAAATTGGAAAGTGTGCCCGCATCGACCAACTGTCGCAGCAGGCTTGTAGCAGATTTGGCTAAACCACCAATCATATGGATCAACCCAAGATTATAGAAGCCAATTCCAGGAACATAGCCGTAATGCACGAAGTGTTGTTTTTTTACTCTATGCGGATCGTCTTCGGCCCAGTTTCTGTAAATTGACAGTACAGCATCGCTTCCCTTGTCTATCGTAATGACATATGGAAGTGCAACCCCATCCTCGTCTTCAAAACCAGGCAAGTCCATATCGGCGTGCATTTCCAGAAGCTGATGTCGCTCGTCCTTATCCCAAGACGGCTTCACGCCTCCAATTTCTATGTACTTATCAGTTACTGCATTTTGTTCAACATTGGAGTGCGTGAGTTCAATATCTCTATAAAAACCACTCACTTGGAGCTTTCTTATCTGATTGGTACTTCTATTCATTACATGGGTGTACCGTTCAGCCTGCTCCAAGTCCGCCTCATTATAGGCAACAACGAAATCTTCTGCCGGAACAAACATGGAACTAGGTCTGCCAAGAGAAGGGTCAAAGTAGATCTTCCTGAAGGCGGACCCCGCGAGAGGCAAGCTGAATAGAAGCTTCTCGGTTTCTGAACGATACTCTGTCATAACCTCTATGAGCTGATAGTTAAGATACTCCTTAACTCTCCGCGCCTGCTTCTCTATCTCAGGGGTAGAGGTGCCCCATATATGGCACTTGACCGGACCCTGCGCTGGCATGATCTCCTGAATCGTCTGACTCTGAAATCTGACTACCGCTTCCGAAAGCATCGGATGGAAAACCCCACAAGCTCCAGCCCAGGGGGTGGTACGCTCTTCGATCTCCAAGCCAAGCTGGTCGAGTCCCTGCTCATAGGTCTGTTCCCAATCGGACCTGCTACTCCTGTCTGCATTAAACTTCGATATAAGATCTTTAGCTATAGAACGTAATTCATCATCATCGATATGTTCGGCCAGATTAGACTGAAAGGAATCTACAGATTCTCCTTCAAGTGCCGTGGGATCAAAATCAACTACCATGCTACCATCGTCCATCTCGGTAAGCATGGAATCTTCTGGGATTTCCTGATCTTCTACAACGGTCAGGCCATCGGCACCCATATCCAGATCATCTATACCGAATAGCGGTTCCAGCGGTCTATCTATTGGCACTGCCTACTCCTCTACAAAGTATCAGAACAGAATGATGCAACATGAACCTATAGTCAATATCAATAGTAGTCTGCCTTACGCCCAGGAAGCAATTCGCTCATGGGTTCATCGCTCTCAATCGGAATGAATCCGCCCTGCCGAAAACGAAGGAGTGCCTGTGTACCGGAATCCACCAGATCATCGTGATCTCCGGTAGGAAAGGCGGCAAACTCTTCAATAACCAACTC